ATCTTGCCTGCCTTCCCAGCCAATGGTCAATAAGCCACCATGGGTATGCACGGTTACGGGCGAATCCAATAGGCCGCGTCGAATACCGGCGACTACGGCGGCGCACGCACCCGTGCCGCATGCCAACGTCTCGCCAGCACCGCGTTCAAACACGCGAAGCCGGATCGTATGACGGTCCACAATTTCCATGAAGCCGGCGTTCACCCGCGCCGGAAAACGCGGGTGCTGCTCAATTAGCGGGCCATCTACGCCGATCGGCCAAGCCTCGGTGTCATCCACGACAACGACTGCATGCGGGTTGCCCATGGAGACGACAGAGATCGGTAGATCGCGACCATTGACGTCCAAGGGCCATAAAGCATCGACATCTGCGGCAATGCTTTGCAAGCCTGACGCGTTGAAAGGCACTTCTGCGGGACGCAATTCCGGCATGCCCATATCGACTGTGACCTCGCCGTTTCCCTGCAATCGTAAGGTGATAACACCCTTTTTCACCTGCACGCGGATCTCGCGCTTATCGATTAAGCCTTGATCCACAACGTATTTTACGAAGCAGCGTGCACCATTGCCGCAGTGCTCTACCTCTGCGCCGTCGTTGTTGAAGATTCGATATCGAAAGTCGACACCATCGATAGTGGGCCGCTCGACCAAAAGTACTTGGTCAGCGCCGACGCCAAAATGGCGGTCTGCCAGGGCGCGAATCTGCTTTTCGCTCAGTTGAAGGTTGGCGCGTACGCCATCAAGAACAACGAAGTCATTCCCGGCACCCTGCATTTTGGTGAAGTGCAATCTCACGGCTGGACCTGAGCGGACAAAAGGAAAGGTTTCCATTGTACTCGGAGGGGGAGGGGCCGCTAGCGCGAAAATGAGATACCGGGCGTTGGTCTTCCTCTTGCGCCGATGAAAAGCGGAGAAAATCCTATGCGAACAACTGTTCCTGAAGGAGAAGACGCCACCGATATTAGCGTCTCCCGCTCTGGAAATATCAATCGATGCGGCGCAGACTCAACTCAATCGCAGTGACTGATGGATTCAAACAGCATGTTGTTATGAAGTGATGCGATCCCGACTCTCGAATTCATAATGCGATTTTGGGCGAGAGCACATCTTGAGTCGTCGAGAAATTTGGCCGCGTAGTGAACGCTCTTTGGGAGCGAGCCATTGCGTGAACTAGTCGTGAGCGCTTACGCAAACTAGCGCGGTTTCCCAAACGCGCAAAAGGAAAATGCGATGGCTGATGGTTTTACTTGCCCCGGTGTCTATGTCCAGGAACAACCAAGCACGTTTTCGTCGGTGCGTCACATGCCAACTGCCGTTCCCGCATTTTTTTGTATCACGGGCGAATTCCGCCTGTTGTTCGACTATGACAAGCCTTATGTAAAGCTAGCCTCTTGGCAAGACGTTGAAATGCACATCACGCGCCGAGTGACCGCAATGGTGGCTGCAAGAAAAAACGAGGACGATTTTAAAGAAGGCAACCGGCAAGACCTGCTGCACGGTTGGGAGGCAGAAAAATATAGAGAAGAACAAGCGCAGGAAAGCGCTAAGCAATCCGCGTCCGCTGCGCCAGCGTCAAAATCAGAGGAAAAATCTGAAACAGGCGCGCTGAAAGCAGCCCGAGGAAAATTTGCCGCATGGTTGCGAGATGAATTGAATTACGACTGGTTAATTGCAAGATCGCTCAGAGCCTATTTCGAGAACGGTGGTGGTCCTTGCTACGTTTTGGCCGGAGTGAACGAGGACGCCCTTAACGAAGCGGTCGTGATGACGTTGAAAGATGTGACATTAGTGGTGCAGGCAGGTACGTCCGTCGGCGTCGATCAGGAAGTCGTAGATTCTGATGATCTCGACGTCGTCTCGCTAACTTCTGCGCTGACCGAACAAGACCCCGTAGAAGATCTCGGCATATTCTTTCTCCTCGATATTGATATAAAAGGGGATCAGTTTGACGGCCAGTTGGCTAGTGATCTTCCCACCTCCTCATTCGGTGCAGCCTACGGACCTTACTTGAACAGGCGTATTCGGAAAGAGGAAACGCTCAGTAAAAAGAATGACTTCGACGTGTTGGTGCCCCCAAGCGCGGTTATGGCTGGAATTTACTGCAAGGCCGATCGCGAACGAGGCGCCTGGAAGGCCCCCGCCAATATCGATGTCGCGGGGCCATTGCGTGCTGCTTATGAAATACCTGAGGAAGAGGCGAGCAGGCTGAACGCCGGCAATATCCGTCCCGAATCAATAGCCGAAGGCAAAGCGATACCTTCCGTTAATGTGATCCGATGTGTGAGAGGTTCGGCCCTAACAGTATGGGGCGCGCGCACCTTAACCACCGACCAGCCGGATTTTCGATACGTGTCCGTGCGTCGCCTCTTTAACTCTGTCAAAAGAGACATCCTTTCCACGCTTGCATCTTCGGCTTATGAGCCGAACTGCTCGTCCACGTGGGAGCGCGCTCGTGCCGCGATCGACCACTACTTGTACGAGCTATGGAAAGCGGGTGCGCTGCTTGGCGAGCAGTCGCAAGATGCCTATACGATTGCGATTGGCTTGGGTGACACGATGAGCAAACAGGACGTCGCCGCAGGGCTCATGAAAGTCAAAATTGGTTTGGCGGCAGTACGCCCGGCAGAATTTGTCATCTTGCAATTTGGCCAGAAAGTAAGGAGCGCTACGGGTCATTCGTAAGCTTGCCGCGTTTTCATGTTGTGACAATGGAATGCTGATGTGCAAATAATGACGAAAATCTGTGACGTATTGGGAAATATCGTGAAATAAGCAGAGTGGAATAGCAGTAATCTGGTGGAAATGAACGTCGTGTAGGAACAGACTAATGTCATGCTCTTATCAGGGATTGCTTGCTAAACGAAATCTTTATAAACCACTAGATTTATCGCTAAGCGATATGAGAAAACTGGCGGGAGTGTAGTAGTCAGGTGTTATCGAGCAGTAGGTCAAGCGTCGTGCCATTGTATCGAAAGCACGCAACAATTTATATTTGATCAGGAGTATTAAATGTCTATAGCTGCCGAAGTACTTGAATATCCCATTCCAACATACCGCTTCAGGGTGACAGTAGGTCAATCCGAAATTGCCTTTTCAGGCGTCTCCGGTCTTGAAATGGGTGTCGATACGATCGAATACAAAGACGGTAAGGGTGGTGTCCTGCACATGCCGGGTCAGAAGCAGGCGATCAATATCACTTTAAAGCGCGGTGTTTTCAAGAATGACGACAAGCTTTACAAATGGATGAAGTCCATCATGGACAATCAAATTGATAAACGGGATATTCAAATCAGTTTGACCAACGAGACCGGCACGGATCTGTTGGTGACATGGAACGTTGCCAAAGCGTTTCCGACCAAGCTTACTGCGCCAAGTTTTGATGCGACAAGCAACGAGATCGCCGTCGAGGAGATGACATTGACGGCAGACAGGCTCTCTGTAGAGTTTCATTAATTTCATCTTTTCAGAGGTGACGATGATGAAGGTCGATAACCCATCGAATAGCTAGAGCGAGGCGAGAGAGATGTATAACGTACCTGGCGTATATGTAGACGAAGATAACAAAGTGCGGCTTTCGGTGACGACAGGCGCTACGGCGGTCCCGGCGTTCGTCTTTGATAGCGAAAATTTTGGCGGTGCTGAGTATAAAAGATATAACTCGTGGTTGGCCGTGATCGATGGCGTCGATGACGATTCCGAAGAGACGCCGTTTCATCAAACGCTTCGGATCTACTTCGAGAACGGCGGCGGATATTGCTATGCGATAAGCAAAGATGCTATCGAACCCATCCTCGAACAGCTGGACGATGTGACGCTGTTGGTACAGGCGGGTCAAACGGATAGCGCGGAGGCGATGAAGACCGCCTGCGAGAACCTTCGTATTTTCGGGATATACGACGCTACTGAGACGTTGCAGGGAGGACTGACGTTGTCGTCAACCGTCAACGTAGAAAAAGGCCAAGGTGCGGCATATGGCCCGAAACTCAAGCGCAATAAGGTGACCTATCATGCAAGCGCTGCGGTCGCGGGCGTGTATTGCCGAGTCGACCGTGAGCGCGGCGTATGGAAAGCCCCAGCAAATGTGGCTATTGAGGGTGGGTATTCCGTGGATCCGTTATCGGTCGCGCCAAAGCTAACGGACGGTGTCAACGCTATCCGCACTTTCAACGGCGGTCCGCCGTTAGTGTGGGGTGCCAGAACACTTGAGCAAACCGGTGCTTGGAATTTTGTCCCCGTGCGAAGACTATTCAATGCGGTTGAAAAAGACATTAGGAAAGCGATGAGCGTCGCCGTGTTCGAGCCGAACAACGCTTATACGTGGGAAACCGTCCGTAGTGCAATAGACAATTACTTGCATCAACTTTGGACTGACGGTGCCCTTTTAGGGGAGACACCTGAAGAGGCTTATTCCGTCTTGGTGGGGCTTGGCGTGACTATGACTGATGAAGATCTCAGGCGAGGGGAGATGAAGGTCAAGGTCGGATTGTCGGCAGTGCGCCCGGCGGAGCAGATCATCCTGCAGTTCAGTCAGAAGATGAATGGCGCATGATCCAACGGATCAGCGAGCGTCAATTCATTTTTGGATAACCGTTGCTACTTTGAGTCTTAGGAATCCGCCATGTCTGACTATCCAAGTCCTGGTGTATATGTAGTTGAAAATCATAGTCTATCGCTCGATATCAACCAGAGCGATACCGCAGTGCCCGCTTTCCTGTGTGACGCGAACGAGTTTGGCGCTCTCACCGATGTGAAAGGGACTGACAATGCGCTAGTTAAGTCCGTCAGAATTTACGCTTGGTTAGATGTGGTCAGGAAAGTTGAAGCCGAAGCCAAAGCTAAAGCCGACGCTAAGACGAAAGCCGACGCTAAGACCAAAGCCGCTGCCGCAGATAAAACCGGCGATAGCGCCGACGTCACGATCGCTTCCGACGTGGAGTCCCCGGCCGCAGAGAAACGTAAAAAAGACGCCACCGCAGCAAAACCATCTCTGATCGACACAAAAATATACGGTTCTTTGCAGGCGTATTTTGAAAACGGCGGCGGTCCTTGTTATGTGCTGAATGGCGCGAATGCCGACGCCGCGAACCACATTAAGATCTTGCAAGACGTGACCTTGCTTGTTCAATCTGGCGTTGGGTCGGGTGACAGCGTAGCGAGTTTCTGTAAAGAAAATCGCGCGGTATTTGGCATTATCGATGCCGAGGTAGATGCACAAGGCCAGGCCACCTCCGGCGCTAAACCGCTACCAAGCTTGCCCAACATCGCTGCATATCACCCGTCTTTCATTAAGCCGACAGCGAAGGTTACGCAGGCAGGTGGCAAGAGCAATGACGACAAAGTTGTGCGTGATATCCCCGCCAGTGCAGTGATGGCCGGCATCTATTGTCGCGTCGACCGCGACCGCGGCGTGTGGAAAGCGCCGGCAAACGTCGAAGTGCGCGGCGGCTTAGTCGTTAAAAACGCCGTATCTCGCAAACATCAAGAGACGCTCTATAGTGGTTTCCCGTCTATTAACATAATCCGGGGTGTCAACGGAAAGTCTCCGATCGTATGGGGCGCGCGAACATCAGCAAGCGAGAGAGATGGTCTAGATTTCAGATACGTCCCAGTGCGGCGATTGTTCAACGCAGTCGAAAAAGATATCAAGGCAACTTTATCCCTTGCCGTCTTCGAGCCGAATCACTCCGCGACGTGGGAGCGCGTCCGGGGGGCGATCGATAATTATCTACATGCGCTATGGAAAAGGGGAGCGCTGATTGGCGATACGCCCACTGATGCGTATCTGGTGCAGGTCGGATTAGGCGTGACTATGACAGATGACGATCTGCGGTCCGGCAAGATGATTGTGAAGGTCGCGCTTGCGCCAAGTCGTCCGGCAGAATTTATTGTTCTTGAGTTCTCGCAGAATCTTGGCTTGGGGCAGCTCTAAGGACGTGCGTCGCATCTGAGGGCGAACGTTAATCAGCGACGTCGGTAACCCTAGCAAGCGTCGGATGGATACCACCTTCAGGAAAGCCTGGACCCGCTTTACCCTGCGCGTCCGACTCTGCGTATCGTCATGAGCCGTTGACGATTGAGGTTGACACGCTTCCCGAGAACACGAACGTTTGAAGGAACTCGACCTTTACTTTTAAATTAAGCATATTGGATGACTGCCATGGGTAGCGAACAAGAGGGAACCCCGGCGACGCCTACGCCGCTGGTCAATAAATCTTTG